GTAGATCGCGAGCAGGTCGCTGTCCTCCTGGTCGTGGTAGCCCGCGGCCTCCAGGCTGGCGCGGTCGGGGAACACATCGGCCTGCCGGTCGGTGTCGGCGATCAGGTGGTCCCACCGGCCGCCGCGGGAGTAGATCCACCGGAAGTTGCTCGGCGGGTCAGGCTCCACCCGCTCCTTGAACAGCTTGACCTCCTTCGTGTAGGCGTAGAAGGCGGCGTGCGGCGTGTACCTGATGATGCGCAACCAGCGGTCGAGGTAGTCCTCCGAGTAGAAGTCCCCGCCGTCGTGGATGCGAACGTGGGCGCCGACGAAGCGCCGGGCCTGCAGCTCCTCGACCATGGCCCACATCCACAGCTCGGGATGCTCCAGCGTGAGCTCCAGGTTGGCGCGGTGGCGGGCCATGACGTTGCGGAAGCGGTAGGTCCCCTTGCGCGCGTAGCACAGCTTGGAACAGCTCATGGCGCTCGGGCATACGTTCATCTTGCGGCCGGTGGAGAGCGTGGTGACCCACGCGGGCAGGCTCCAGGTCCATATCCGGTCCCGCGCGAGGTCGCTGTTGCCCATGGTGAGAAGCACCTAGGCCCCCGCCAGCTCGGCAGCGGCGGCGCTTAGGCCGGTCATGGCCTCGGCCACCTGCTCGGGGGTGAGGCCGGTGGTGTCCAGCTCCCTCCCGCTCCATCTGGCGGCCAGCTTGGCGGCCTTGGTAGTGCGGCCCTTCAGCCAGCTCTCCGCCTGCTCTGTGCCGCGCTGGTGGCGCCGGGCGGCAAGCTTGGCCGGGTCGGCCGTCAGGTGGACCAGCTCCAGGTCGTACCCGGCGTCCACCGCGCCCTGGAGGAAGCGGTCGCAGGCCAGCCGGTCGCCCTCGGCAAGCACCGTCCTGGCCGGGCAGCTGGCCATGAAGTCCAGGGCCGGGCCGATCACCGAATACGGGAGGGTGTCGGTGCCGGGGAACAGCGGTCGCGGGCGCCCGAGCTGGAGCGCATCGAGCGCGGCGTAGCGCGTGTGCCACAGCGGGCGCTTGCTGGTGGTGCCTGCGAGGTTGCGGGTCAGGCTGGCCACCGCGGCGCTCTTGCCGACTCCTGGCGGCCCGACAACGTACAGTAGGCGCATTCGCCTAGTGTAGAACGACGAAACCCCGCACGCAGCGGGGTCTCGCGGTCCAGCCTATGTGCGCTCCTGGTTAGGGGAGCAGCGTGCAGTCGCAGGCGGCGCAGGTCGAGCCTGCGGGAATGTCCTCCGCGTACTCGTCGAACAGGCCGAGCTTGGTAGGGGTGTCCATGGTGTCCTCACCGTCAGGGTCGGCGTCCTCGATCAGCTCGTCCCCGCAGCTGCGGCACAGCAAGCCCGGCTGGCCGAGCCGGGAGTAGGCCTGCGGCTCGGCGCACATCTCGCACATGAAGCCGTCGCGGTACTCCATGGTCCCGTCAGGCAGGTCCACGTAGGCGTCGGCCGGGATGCGATTCACGAAGCGGCCATGGCCGAAGTCCGTAGGCTCGTCGCAGCTGACGCAGGGGTGCGGCTCCTGGCCGTACTTCGGGTTGGTCGGGGCGTCCGTGTAGCACGCGCGCTTGCCCACGCTCATGCCGCCGCCTCCGCGGTAGCAGCCGCGGCGGCGTATGCGAGCCGCAGCTCAACCTGACGCAGCGTGACTTCGGTGTTCACGGTGCCACCAGTGACGCGCACCACGAAGGTCCTGCCACCGGGCTTCACCTGCGAGCCGATCATGAAGCGGTCGGTGTAGAAGCCGCCATCGAAGCTGACGTACTCCATCCCGTCCTCGACCTCGCGGGTGACCTCCCATCCGGCGATGCGCGCCTGCTCGATCATGCGGGCAACGCGGGCTTCTGTCCTCTTGGTCATTCTCTTTCCTCTCTCTCGTCCTGGGCGGGCTAGGCGTAAGTACCGTCGCGGCGAACGCGGATGACCTCGCGCTGGCCGAGCCGACCGTCGTACATCGAAAGCTTCATCACGCCCGACTTGGTCATGCCGATCACCGTGATCTCGTACGGGGCCTCGTCGTAGTTGCACAGGTCGCGGAGGTGGTCGAGCGTGCCCATCTGGTCGGCGGTCGCCGTCTTGAGAAGCTGGTTGTCCTGGTCGCGCGTCATGTCTCTCTCCTTAGCTGGCCGGGTCTCTCGTTCCCGGTGGTGGAACCACTATAGCCTAACGCCTAGGCGTTCGTGGGTAGTCCAGCGCCTAAGCCTAGCCGGATGCCGGCGATTTTCCCGCTCTTAGCGGGTGTTTCTCGCGGAGGGTGCGAGCTAGGCGTGCGGCTCGGCGCCGACAATCCACACCAGCGCGTCCTGGTCGGAGTCGTGGAACCACGGAAAGCGGCTCGGGCGCTCGTTGAGGTAGGCCATCATCTTGCCTTCGTAGGTCGGGTGGAAGTCAATCCCGTCCTGGCTCCAGGGGCGCCGCTGCTGGTAGGTGGTCCAGCCGGTGGAGTGCAGGTCGTAGTGCTCCAACAGCACGTCCCCCCCACCGGCAGGCGTCGGGTGGTGGTGGTACTTGCGGGCGTAGTGGCGCCCGAGCTTGACCCCGCTCACCCGCTCGATGGCGGCCAGCCGGTCGTCTATGAAGTCCAGCCGGGTCGGCCCGATGCCGATCAGCACGACGCGCTCCAGGTTGGGCGGCGGCTGGCGGGCCAGTCCGTACAGCACACTCACGCAGCTGTTGCAGCTGCCCGCGGCGATCACCAGCGTGCGAACGCTCGGCGGCACGTTGCCGACCTGATGGGCGCCCACCGCGTGAAAGGCCTCCACCTGTTCATCCTCGGCGCCCTTGGGCGTGGTGATGCCGTAGCACACGCGGTAGTAGCCGGGTAGCTGGGCCTCGGCCTCGCCGACGGCCTTCTGCAGCGCGGGGTTATACCCCACCGGGGTAAAGATGAATTGCGCCCCGGCCGCCGAAGCAATCCTGACGTTCGGGTGACGGATGGCCGTTTCGGCGCGGGTGCCCCCGAGGACCACGATGCACGGTAGGCCGTAGTGCTTGGCCACCAGCGCCGTCATGCTGATCTGCGGGCTAAGGACGCTGGCGCCGGTCACCACGCCGCGCGGGTTCGCCCGGTGGACTAACCACACCAGCTGCCGCAGCTTGCTCCCGTTGATCGACTCCTGGCCGAGCGGCGCGAACAGGTCCTCCCGCTTGTACCAGCGGCCGTTGCGAAGCTCGACCGGCGTCAGGTCGTACAGCTGGTCGTGCCAGCTCACCGGAACCGCCCGAACGCCTGCCCCCGCACCGCCGTCGTGAAGCTATTGCGGAACGCCGGGTAGTCCAGGTCCATCATCACGACCTCGCCCGTCTCGCGGTAGTGGTTCTGCTTAGCTGGATGAACGCCGGGGTCGTAGGGGTTGGCCTCCAGGCGCAGCTGGTCGGGCAGGCTGAATTCCCGAGCGTCCCAAAGCACCGACAGGTCCTCCTCGGGCCATGCGGCCTGCGCGGCCTGGAGCCGGTCGTACAGCATGTCGTTGTAGACGTTCGGGTAGCGCCGGTTCGGCCGGTGCCAGCTCTTGTACGTGCACAGCGCCGACTCCAGGGTGAGGTAGGTCACGTCGCGCAACCACGGCTGGCCAGCGGCGCGGCTCCTGGCTTCAGTCAGCAAGCTCTCCCCCTCGGCCTCTAGCTCGCGGAGCAGGTCCTCGGGGTAGTCGCCGGGGAAGGCCGGGTTGCTCTTGTGATCGTCGTACTCGTCGTGGCCGGTCACGATGCACAGGCCGTTGCGATGCGACCGGCTCCCGGCGCGGTCGCGCAGCAACAGCGTGTCGGCCTCGACCTCGACGCCCATGATGTGCAGGTACTCCAGGTAGCTCCAGGCCGACAGGCGCCCGAAGGTGGCGATGCTGGTTGCGGCCTTCCACAGCCCGTCCCACCCCGGCCCCTGCTTGCGCCAGTAGGCGGCCTGACTGTCCTCGCCGATCAGCGCGAGGTAGCTCCACACCGCGTCGTCAAAGGACTTCTTGTGGTAGCGGCGGTCGGTATCCCATGCCAGCCGGTCGTAGTGCTCGGCCCATACCCGAATGATGCGGCTGTCTGGGTAGGGGTAGGCGTCGTGGAGGATGAAGCTGGTGACTGGGTTCTGTGTGTTCCCGTTGATGAAGGCGAACCACAGCGCGGCTTCGTCGTCCCACCCCTCGACCTCGCGCAAGTAGGGGAACAGGTAATAGACGCAGCCGGGGTGCGAGCCGTAGCGCGTGTGCCACAGGTAGAACCGGAGAAAGACCTCACGCCGGTACTCGCGGCGCCGGAAGTCCGCGCCGGGTTCCAGGTCGGTCATGGCTTCTTGTGGCGGGCGGCCAGCTTGTCGGGAATCTCGCCGGTGATCTGCTTCACCATTTCTTCCTCTCGCTTAGTCCTGGCGGCGCGGCCAGCCTCCAGGCCCGCGGCGTAGGTGAAGCAATCCTTCATCCCGCGCAGCGCGTAGTACACGATGGAGTAGCGGTAGCCGTCGGGCTGGCGCAGCCGCATCGGCGTCACGCCGTGGACCAGCCGGTAGCCGGGGAACACCGACACCCACCCGTCGCGGCAGGCCACGGTTGCGTCATACGAAGGGATGGTCAGGTAGCCGCCCTTCATCCCTCGGCGCAGCACCGGCATGGCGCTCCATACGTCAAAGTTCATCCGGTCGCGGTGGTACGGGAGGGTGCTCGACTTGTTGATGACGCCGCTCGTCCATACGGCGTTGTCGCTCATGCGCCATTCGTCGTCAATCTCTCCCGACTCGGCGCGGTCCTGGTCGGCCTGCTCGGGCATGAGCGACCGGAACCACTTGGCCATCTCGTCAGCGGCGTGCGCTATCTCCGCGTGCTGCTCGGGCTGCTCGATGGACAGCACCGACGCCCGGCAGCTCTCCCTCCAATGGCTCACCCGGCGCGGCGACATACCGAAGGTGCGGCTCACGTTCCGCACGCCGTTGGCGCGCTTCAGGCTGTTGAATTCCACCGCCAGGATGGCCCGGCGCAGCGGCCCTATGTCGCCGGGGTAGGGCGCGTAGATCAGTAGCGGCTCGCCGGTGTCGGCATCGCGGTACATCCCGGCCTCGGTCACCGTCGGCGCCAGCTCGGGGACGGTGTCTCCGATCAGGTCATTGGCCTCGTCCTCGGGCATGACCCGCTCCAGGTCGTACAGCGGCAGGGCTTTCACTTCATCCTCCACCACTCGGTCACCACTACCCACCCGGCAAGAGCAGCTAGCACAACCAGCCCGGCCACCATCCCCGTTCCTGGGTTCACGGCAGCTCACGGCCGAGCGCATCGCTGAGAAGCCGGAGAACGGCCTCGCTGTTGTCATGCAGGCCTAGGCCCTCCCGGTACTCGGCCATGGCCTCTACGGCCCACATGAAGGACTCCAGGGGCAGCTCAATGATCAGCGTGCGGGTGGCCTTGTCCTTGTAACGCTCCATGAGCGTTTCCATATCCGTGGCGCGGTCGGTGTTCTTGACCTCGCCGCCGAGCGGTGGGGCTTCCTCGTAGCTGGCCAGTAGGTCGTCCAGGTCGTCACCGTCGTAGCCGGTCCCGTCCAGCCCCACCGGGGCGACCTCTTGGAGCAGCGCGATCAGCGCGTCCTGGTCGTAGGTGGCGAGGTCCTGGGTCCGGTTGTCGGCGAGCATGATGCGCTTGGCCGTGGTTTCGTCCACGTCGATCTCGAGAACGGGAACCGTCTCGGCGCCGCTGGCCTTGGCGGCCTCCAGGCGGTGGTTCCCGGCCAGCACATAGCCGGTCCCCTTCTGCACGATCAGCGCGCCGTAGAAGCCGTTGCTCTCGATGCTCTGATGGATGGCCCCCACGTCGCCCTGCCGCGGGTTGCCGGGGTGCGGCACCAGCTCGCTCACCTTGGCGTCCGTGTACCGCTGGTCGATCACCTTCACCGGGGTAGCCTCTCCCTCGTCGTTACTGACTAGGGAGAGGCTACCACCGGGAAACCGCTACTTGTGGTTGGCGGCGTAGGCGTCGAGCGTGTCGCACAGCCCGGCGATCATCAGGCTGAACACGATCAGGGAGCGGGCGTGCCGGTCGGCCTTGGGCATCCGGTGCCGTAGGGCGGTCGCGTAGTTCACCACGTCGGCCGCTTCCTCCCGTATGTCTTGGACTAGCTCGTGCAGCGGCTTGACCTCAAAGCTCTGCACGCCTTCCTCGACTTGGTACTCCTGGCCGCCCGCGACCGCTCGGGTGATGGCCATCTGAACAAGCTGTTCCTCGGCCGAGGTCCGGGCCGACGCCGGGACGGCCAGCTGTGCAAGCTGGCTGACCATCCCGGCGTAGTCCTCGGGCGTCACCTAGAAGGGGATGTCGTCATTCGACGCGGCCGGGGCGTTCGGGTTCGGCGGCGCCTCGTAAGGCTGCGGCAGGCCCGGCCCGGCGAGGTCCAGGTCGGAGCCGACCTTCCTCTCCACGGCGATGCCCCACTCCCGGTACTGCCTGACCTGATCGGAGCCCTTGGGGGTGAAGTCCACCAGCCCCCCGCGCTCGATGTGGAGCGTGTCGCCGTAGCGCGGCGCCTCGGCCTCCATCTTGCGCCCGAGAGACCCCGACAGCCATACGCTGACGTCCTCCTGGCCGGTGGCCAGCGTGATCACCGGGACGTTCTCGCCGGGGTTCTGCTTGCTCTGAACCCAACGCAGCCCCACCAGCACCCCGCCGAGCTTGTCGCCATCGTCGTTCCAGCGCCAGCTGCGCGGGAAGTCTCGCTTCGTGGTCGTCATGCCATCTGCCTTTCCATCGGGTCTTGTGCCGCGGCGTCGGCCTCGGCCTCCATGCGGCACTCGGCCGCCCATTCGCGTTGGTTGTCGCACCAGCGGTCGTACTCGTCCTGCGGGTCCAGCGGCTCGGCGTCGGGGTCAGGTGTGCCCCACCAGTCACGTCCCATCTGTCTCTCCTTGTCCGTACTTGGCGGCGTGAACCTCGGGTATCGGGTCACGCCCTTTCTCTCCCTCTCCCTGGCACAGCGCGGTCGCGCCATAGCTGGCGGCGGCCGGGTCCAGGTGGCGCCCGAGCGTCCCGTCTTGCATCACTAGGACCATCGAGCGGCAGCGCGGGCACAGGTGGCGAATCACCAGCCCTGCCACCCGGCGAGCTTGCTGGCCCACACCTTTACCGGCCGGTGGTGGGCCTCGGGCCTGGAGGTCGGCCGGTACATGGCCGTAGGCCGTATCCACCCGCGGCTGGCCGCACGCTGCATCAGCGGCCCGAGGGCGCGCCGCTCGGGCGTGTGGTTGCCGACGGTGTCCAGCGCCTCCCATACGTCGTCCGCGGTGAAGTCATCGCGCTCCAGCGCCAGCCGGTGAATCACCCGCAGGGCGCTGGCCCTCCAGGCGGCGGCGGCGTTGGCCTCCACGCGCTCCAGGGCTTCATCGAGCAGGCTCACCTGTTCCATGCCAGCCCCTTGTCCTTAGCGATGGACAGCACCACGGCCGGGCGCTCGTTCATCGCGGTCGCCGTGGCCATGACCGCCCTGTTGAAGTCCACCCCGCGACCGCGCAGGGCCACCAGCGCCCGCTCCACGCGGCGGCGCCCGAGGGCGTCAGGCGACTCCACGATGCGGGCCAGCTTCTCCCGCGACAGCTTGGGCAGCGGGCCAGCGTCCACTATCCCGCGCTGCCTGCGCAGGCACTCCTGGCGCCCGCAGGTCACCCGGCCCCGGCCCGCTACCCGTCGAGAGCAGTAGCGGCACGCCGGGCGGCTGGCCCGCTCGCGCTTGATGGCCTGCACGTCGTCCGGCCGGTACAGCGCCGGGACGCCCTGCCCCTGCGGAACCGCGTAGGGGGAGAGCAGCCTGCGGGCATGGCCGCGTGAGACACCGAGCTGCGCGGCGGCGGCATCTACTGTGACTAGCGCACTCATGCTGCCGAACACCCCCACCCGCTCCAGCCGCGGGTAATCGGGAAGCTGGCGACGGCCACGGCGATCTGCTCCTGCGGGCTGGAGCCGTCGTACCCCGTTCGGCGGGCGCCGTAGGCCCACGTCTTGGAATACATGCCCATCATCGAGACGTACCGGCCTCGTATCTCTCCCTTGGGGCCGAGATACCAGCGCGGCCGGGCGCCGGTTTCGCACCGGGCGATGCGCCACGCCTTCGCGTAGGTCCCCTTGCCGCCGATCTTGTCCACGCGGACGCGGACCTCGCGCACGCTCGGCTCGGGCGGCCATGCCAGCTTGGCGCGGGCGGCCTTCCTCTTGACCTCCTTCATGCAGGCGGCCTTCGTGACCTTCGTG